GGTGACTTCTTCACTGGGCCCGCACCCTCGCCCGCGCGGGCAGGCGCGAACATCCTGCAGCAGCCCGCTGCACTGCCGGCGTCGCCCGTTCCGCAGTCGGGCGGGCCGCTTGCGGGCGCGCTGGCCGGCGGCGGGCAGACGAAGCTGAACGGCGAGCTGCTCGTGAGGTTTCAGGACGCACCGCCCGGCACGCGCGTCGATCCGGGCAGCAGCAACCAGCCGGGCCTGTCCATCAATCCCGACGTTGGATACCGCAGTCAACTGGCGTTCTGATAAATGGCGTGGAAAGACAAACTTCAGCCGGCGACGTTCCGCGGCGTGCCGTTCGAGGTCGAATCCGACGACGGCTCGTTCGGGCGGCGCACGCAGGTGCACGAGTATCCTCAGCGTGACAAGCCCTACGCTGAGGATCTTGGGCGCGCCACGCGCGAGATCAACATCACGGCATTCCTGATCGGCGCCGACTACCTCGATGCGCGCGACAAGCTGCTCGAGGCGCTGGAAACCGCCGGCCCGGGCACGCTCGTGCATCCGTGGTACGGCGAGCTCAAGGTGTCGCTGAAGGATCCTGCGCGCGTCTCGCACAGCATCGCGAACGGCGGCATGTGCACGGTACAGCTTTCGTTCGTCGAGGCGGGCGAATTGGCGTTCCCGAGCGCGGGCAATTCGCTCGGAGCGAAGTCGCTGGAGGCGGCCGACAGGTTGCGGGAGGCCGGGTCGTTCGACTACGTCGAGAAATTCGACGTGAACGGCAAGGCATCGTCGGTGTTCGACGACGGCGTGAAGACGTTCAATGACGCGCTCGATCTGATCGACAACGCCGAATCGACGGTGAAATCGATCATGTCGAATCCGCTGGATTTCCTGAAGCAGCGCGCGACGACGCTGATTCCTGATGCCGTGGCGATGGCCGACACGATCTTCGGCATGTACAAGCGCGGCGAGTCGGTCGTCGAGAGTGTTGCTTCGATGTTTGGCGGCGGCGGCGCGAGCGCGCGCAACGGCGACGTGGTGTCGGCGCTGACTAGCCTGAGCGCGACATTCGCGAATCGATCCGCGACTGCGGATGCGGTTGCGAAGACGCCCGGCATCAGCCCGAGCCGTGCGCAGGCCGCGACGAACGCGGCGGCAATCAATCACCTGTTCGGCCAAGCGGCGCTCGTGCAGGCCGTCGGCATGACGACGACGATGGATCTGCCGATCTATGACGACGCGGTGAAGATCCGCGACGACGTGACGGCCGCGCTCGATAACGAGAGCCTGACCGTCTCGGACCCGGTCTACGTCGCGCTGCAGGACGCGCGGGCCGCGGTTCACGCCGATGTGACCGGGCGGCTCTCGCAAAGCGCCCGACTGAAGATGATCACGCCTCGCTCGATCACGCCCGCGCTGGTGACGGCGTACGATCAGTTCGAAGACGTCGGGCGCGAAGGCGAGATTGTCGATCTCAATAAGATTCGCCGGCCCGGCTTCGTGCCGGCCGAACCGATCAAGGTGCTTTCGGTATGACCGATGACAAGAACGCCGTGCGCTTGCTGGTGAACGGCAAGGAATACGGCGGCTGGAAGTCGGTCGAGATCACGGCAGGGATTGAGCGACAGGTGCGCGAGTTCGAACTGAGCGTCACCGATAAGTGGCCCGGGCAGACGGACATCCCGCGGCGCATCCGCCCGGGCGACCCGTGCGAGGTGTTCATCGGCAAGGATCGCGTGCTGACCGGATACGTCGACGCGACGCCTATCCGATACGACGGGCAGAGCCTCACGGTCGGGGTCAAGGGACGAAGCAAGACTTCCGATCTCGTCGACTGTTCGGCGGTCAATAAGCCCGGCAGTTGGGCTGGCGCGAAGGTCGAGCGCATCGCCGCGGATCTCGCGGGGGTGTAGGGCATCAAGGTCGTCACGCAACTGGATACGGGAGCGGCGCTCGCGCACGCGATTGACCAGGGCGAGAGCGTGTTCGAGTCGATCGACCGCATGCTGAAGCTGCGGCAGTTGCTCGCGACAGACGACGCGCTCGGGCAGCTCGTCTTCATCGACGTCGGCACGGCCGGCACGGCGAAGACTGCGCTGAAGCTCGGCGAAAACATCATGTCGGCTGATGCGCCGCTCGACTACAAGGACGTCTATACCGAATACATCTGCAAGGGGCAACGCTCCGGCACCGATGACGACTTCGGTGAGACGGTCGCGAGCGAGTTCGCGGATCTGACCGACACGAGCGTTCTGAAGCGTCATCGGGTGCTCGTGAAGAAGTCGAGCGGGCAGACCGACGGCGGGACCGCCGCGCAGCGCGTGCGATACGAGCAGGCACATCGCAAGGCAAAGGCGCTGGAGACGACGTACACGGTCGCGGGCTGGCGGCAGTCCGATGGATCGCTGTGGCTGCACAACCAATTCGTGCGCGTGGTTGATCCGGTGATCGGTTTCGACGACGAGTTCGTCATCGCGGAGGTGACGTATTCGCTCAGCGATCAGGGCATGCTCTGTCGCCTGCAGGTCGGGCCGAAGGATGGCTACGTCAACAGCCCGGCGAAGAAGGCCGGCAAGAAGAAGGGCGCCGGCGAGGGCGGCGATTGGAAGGATGTCGTGCCCGCCGACAGCAAGGCGCCCAAGGTCAACAATGCAGCCGTGAAGTCGAAGAGCGGCTGGTCTGACGTGAAACGCTAATGGATGCTCGTGCTATCGCAAAGCTCACTGCGCCGTTCGCGCGTCGCATCCAGAACATGCTTGCGCGCGGAACGGTCGCGCTCGCCAACGCATCGACGAAGATGCAGTCGCTGCAGTTGAACCTACTCGCGGACGAGACGGCGGATAACGTCGAGCACTTCGAGCCATACGGCTTCACGAGTCGGCCGCGCGCCGGCGCGGAGGCGGTCGCGCTGTTTCTCGACGGCGACAGGTCGCACGGCATCACGGTCGTCGTCGCAGATCGTCGATACCGCCTCACGGGGCTGGAAGAGGGTGACGTCGCGCTGCATGACGACAAAGGACAGTCGATCGTGCTCGGCGCCGATGGCATCACCATCACAGGCAACGTGAAGGTGGTCGGATCGATCGAGGCGACTGAAGGCTTCTCCAGCGGAGCGAATGGCGCGACGATCAACGGAGACGTCCATATCACCGGCGGCGACATGTTCGTCAATGGGAAGTCCTTCCTGAATCACAAGAACGGCGGGCTGTCTCTGGACTGATCGTCGAACGATCGAGAGTCGGCCGCCTCCGGGCGGCTTTTTTTTTGGGGCGCTCATGCCTAGTTACGCGCAGGACGTGCCGCTCTTCATCGACGGCGTCGAATCTTCGCTGCTCGCCGAGACGAACCCGCTCGTGCGCGCGGTGATCATGTCGCTATTCACGTGGCGCCGCGCGGAGCCCGACGACCCGATCGACGACACAAAGTGGGGCTGGTGGGGCGACAACGTCTCGGACGTCGAGAACGACCAGATTGGATCGCGCCTCTGGCTGCTCGCGCGCGAGAAGTTGACGCAGAGCACGCTGAACCGCGCCGAGCAATACGCGAAGGAAGCGCTCGCGCACCTGATCGATGACGGCGTCGCGACGGGCGTCACGGTGGCCGCCGAGCGCATCAGCAACGACGGGATGGGTTTGACCGTCACGGTTTATCGAGTGGATGCCGCCGCGACGACGCTGCGGTTCTCTAATGTCTGGAGCCTGATCAACAATGTTTAACCGCCCGGCGCTCTCCGATATTGTCGCGCGCACGCGCGGCGACCTGCTCACGCGCTTGAGCCAGGACGAATTACTGCGCCGCTCCGACGCCGAAGTGCTCGCGCGCGTGCTGGCTGGCGCGTCGCATGAGATTCACGGCTACCTCGACTGGATCGCACGGCAGGTCATTTATGACACAGCCGACGACGAGATCCTGATTCGATGGGCGTCGATTTGGGGCGTTGCGCAGAAGGCCGCCGCAGCGGCGAGCGGCAACGTGCTGGTGACGGGCACGGTCGGCAAGCTCATCCCTGTCGACACACTCATGAAGCGTGCTGACGGTGTCGAATTCATGGTGACGGCAGACACGACGCTCGGCGCGAGCGCGACGGCGGTTCCGGTCGAGGCAGTCGAGGCAGCCGCCGCGGGCAACACGGTTGCGGGCACCGAGCTCACGCTGCTGAACCCGATCGCGGGCGTTCAGTCAGGCGTCACCGTCGACTCTGGCGCTCTCACGAACGGCTCTGACATCGAGTCCGTCACCAGTCTTCGCAGCCGCTTCCTCGCGCGCATCCAGCAGCCGCCGGCGGGCGGCTCGTCGGCCGACTACGAACGATGGGCGCTCGAGGTGCCGGGCGTCACGCGCGCGTGGGTGTATCCGAAGGAAATGGGCGCAGGCACGGTGACAGTGCGCTTCGTCCGGGACAACGACGCGTCGATCATCCCGGATGCTGCGGAAGTTCAGGCGGTTCAGGATTACATCGACGATTCGAGCCGCAAACCGGTCACGGCCGACGTGTATGTCGTCGCGCCGGTCGCGGTCCCGCTCAACTTCACGATTCAACTCACTCCCGCGACCGCCGCCGTCAAAGGGGCTGTCGAAGCTGAGCTGCGTGACCTGCTGCTGCGTGAGGCCGCGCCCGGTGTGACGCTGCTCATCAGTCACATTCGCGAAGCGGTCAGCTCGGCTGCCGGCGAGACGGACAACGTGCTCGTGTCACCGACGACGAATCAGGTGTACACGACCGGTCAGATGCCGGTATTCGGGAGCATCACATGGGCTTGACGGCTGCCGACTACCTCGAGCTCTGCCAGAACCTGACGCCGTACGGCCCAGCGTGGCCGCGGGAGCCCGACGCATTCGTCACGCGTCTGCTCGACGCATGGGCGCAGGAGTTCGCGCGGATTGAGGCGCGCATCGACGCGCTGATCGAAGAAGCGGATCCGCGCACGGCGATCGAACTGCTCGCGGACTGGGAGCGAAACTACGGGCTACCCGACGAGTGTTATCCGGAAGCAGCAACGATCGCGGAGCGTCGCGGCCGCTTGCTGCAGAAGATCGCATTCCAGGGCGGGCAGTCGAAGCAGTTCTTCATCGACTTCGTCGCCGCGCTCGGTTATCCCGATGCGACGATCACCGAATACAAGCCATTCAGGGCGAACAGCAAATGCAACGCGCCGTTGAATCAGGGAGGGTGGAGATACGCCTGGCGAGTCAGCGTTCCATCGTCGTCGACGTCGGTGCGGTTCAAAGCGAACAGTCGCGCCAATGAGCCACTGACGCGCTTCGGCGATCCGGGCTTGGCCTGCATTCTCGCGAAGTACGCACCAGCACACACAGTTCTTTACATCGGATACGGAGAGGCCTGATGCGCCGAATTTCCACAGCAACCCGCGTCGTCGATAAGTTCGGCACCGGGAAAGACGGCTTCACGAACGGGAACGCGGTCAGCGGAATCGCTGCGACCGACCTCGAAGACGTCTGGTTTGACCACGTTCAAGAGGAAATCGCGAACGCAGTCGAGTTGTCCGGGCAGACGCTGAACTCCGGAGATCGCACGCAGTTGTCCAAGGCTTTCAAGGGGCGTCTGATTCGGACGCTGGTCTATAGCCTCGTGAGCGGCGTGCAGAACGTGTCGATCGACGGTGGCACGCCGACGACGACTGGCGCTTCGTCGTATGTCCCATCGTCTGCCATGACGTTCGCTATCGCGAAGGTCCAAGGCGGCGGCGGTGGTGGCGGCGGGACCGCGACGACTTCAGCCAGCCAGGCGGCTCTCGGCAGCGGCGGGGCTTCTGGATCCTTGGGCGTGAGCAAGCTCACTGCCGCGCAGATTGGTGCGTCGCAGACCGTGACTGTCGGAGCCGCGGGCGCATTCGGTGGCGCGAGCGGGGCTGGCGGGAATGGCGGCGCATCGTCGCTGGGATCGCTGATCACCGCGCCTGGTGGCGGTGGCGGCGCTGTTGGAACGAATACCGCGCCTCCGTTCCTTCAGGTGTCCGGCGTGCCGGGTGCCGTGGCAACTGGTGGCAACTTCTTCAACACCGCAGGCAGTGCCGGGACGTTGGGCGCGGCGATCGGCACGCTGACGCAGTCGGGCGGTGGCGCTCACTCCCCGCTTACGGGTGGCGGTGGAGGGCGGCCGGTTGTGGCAAACACGGCGGGGCAAGCAGCAACGGCCCCCGGTGCGGGCGGCAGTGGCGGCGCGCTCAATGCCTCGCAAGCGGGCACGACTGGCGGGGTCGGCGGCGCAGGTTGCGTAATCATCGAGGAGTATGCGTAATGAACTATGCCTATGTGCAAAACCGGCGCGTGATGGAAGTCATCGCTCCGATGCTGGATGACGACGGCAACGTGATCCCGATTGGACAGCGCTTCACGCAAGAGTTTGTCGCGGCGCTGGTCGCCTGCGACGAAACAGTCCACGAAGGCATGGTTTACGACGGAGCGTCATTCTCTGAGTACGTTCCGCCGGCGCCGTCGCCCGCTGAGATCCTCGCTGCCAACACGGCGACGCGGGACGCGCTGCTGGCACAAGCCGCTATCGCGATCGCTCCGCTTCAGGATGCGGTCGATCTCGACGAGGCAACCGCTGAGGAAACTGCTCTGCTCAAACTGTGGAAGC